AATAAAGTTCCTGTTAAGTCAGGCATATTAACACCATTCTTGTAAGATTCTACAATTACTTCATCTTTAAACTCATCCCAACATTGTTTTTGTTTTACAGAAACATTTTTAACTTCAATTTGCTTCTGAGTTACTGCGAATCCTGTAGGGTCGCAAGTGTTTGTTTCTCCACAACCTGTGTGTACTGCAGTTATGCCACTCAATGAAGGTGCCATGATTATATTTTGCTTATATTTTACTGAAGGATAGATAGTATAATTTCTCATTATATCATCCGAAGTAAACATAGGCTCTAATAGGATGCCTGATGCGTAAGTTCCGTTGTACGCTAGTCCTGCAATTCCTGTTGCTACATTATGTGCTGCCATTTTTTTTGTTTTTTAAATTATTAATTAATGTTTATTTTCGCTACTAGCCCATTCCAAAATGCACTATTACTATCCTCCACTTTGTTTTCTACTACTACTGCAGGGTCGCCATCTGTAGAGATTTCAGTTCCCTTTGCGTTTGCTTTACTTAATAAAGCGTTAAGCCTTTCAACTTCTTCGGTTAGAGTTTCTTTTTCTCCCTCCAAGTCAGTAATAGAGCCACTCAGCTCAGTAGTTTTCCCTTCTAAATCTGAAAATTTATTTAAAATTTCAGCTTCATCAGAAATCGTTACTGCTACCTCAGCATCAACATTAGAATCATCACTTTTAACTCTAGCGATAATATCCTCAATTTTGCCATTGAACCATTTTTTTAATTCTTCGGTCATTGTTTTACTTTTTAGATTAATACTCAATTTATTTTTAATTTCTTCGCTTGTTATATTTTTAAACTTAGAAACATTATATTTGGCTGCTATTTTAATAGCATCCGAGATGGAATCAATAAATCCTAAATCAAGTGCTTCTTCAGCATTTAACCAAGTTTCTTCATCCATCATCCCTTTAACCTCATCATAAGAAAGGTTTGTTTTTTTCATGTATATATCAGCAATCTCATCACTAATCTTATTTAAAAGAGTTGCTGTTTTTATCATATCCTTCGCCTCTCCATTAGCTCCACCCCAAGCGTTGTGAATCATAAACAAAGAGTTCTCAGCCATCACCACCTTGTCGGCAGCCAAAGCAATAACACTACCCATGCTAGCAGCAATTCCTTCTATATATACAGTAGTAGTGGCAGTTCTTTTCTTCAGGATGTTATAAATAGCCATTCCGTCAAAAACATCTCCACCTACACAATTAATATGTAAATTAATTGGAGAACCTTTATGAGCTTTTAGTTCGTCAATAAATCCCTGAGCATTTATTCCGAAAGTTCCTATCTCATCAAATATGTAAATATCTACCACATTAGTAGATTTCTTTGATTGTATATTATACCAATTTTCTTTCATAGCGGCAAATATATTTTTATACTATGACAATCTCACGCAGTTTATGGAACAAACTTTAATATGTGATATTTTCTGTAAGTTGCTGTTTTCTTCTCTCCTTATAAACTATACTCTGAGCTTGCCTTTCTGATATTTCGTATTTGATAGACAAATCCATAAATGTATGAGTTCTATTACCTTCATTAAACCTAAGCATACAATCAAAATCATATATTATCATATAATTTCTAAGGATTTTTGGAGCTATAATGCCCTTCTCAATTAAATGCCTAATGGTATCTTTAGATGTTGGGTCAATAAATCTTTTCTTTACTTCTAAATCTAATAAATCTAAATATTCAACAACAACATCTATATGGTTTTGTTTCTTAGCCATAATCTACTTTCGTACTCCTGTAGGTGATAATGCTCCTGTTAATGTTGTGTGTTTTTTAACTTTCTTGGCTTTTTTCTTAACAACCTTAGCAGTTTCAGCATCCTTAGCAGTTTCAATAGCCTTTAATCTTTCGCTAGAAATGTAATCAGCCACATTATGAAAGAAGCTACACACCGACTTCCTACATCCAGTACAATTTTTACTTTGCTTTACATTTGGAAAGTGATTTGACCATAAATTAAAAAAAGTATTCAATGCTGCAGGATTGTATTCGTTATCCAATCCCATCTTAGATTTATTAACCTTTGCAAGATTAACTATCATGTCTTTTTTTTCTTCTGTGTAATTTTTGATTATTGATTCATAATCCATATTTATAAAGTTTAGTTATTATTCTTTCCATTTGTCTAAAGGGCACTCTCCGAAAAACTCCTTTGTAAGAGTTGTTTTAGCATCTAAGAAGCAACTGCATTTTCCACACCTAGCTCCCCTAGTCCACTTAGGGTACTTCAACATTAAGAAGTTTCTGTAAAAGTCGCACTTTTTACAGGTATCTAATCTATCTTTCTTTACTTTTTTATCAACAAACATTTGTTTATTTTTTAAAAGGTTGCATTAGCCTGGATTACACTAACAGTTGACTGACTATTAGTTATATCAGATTCCACTACCACTACTTTCCTTTGGCCACTCATAGCTCCAATCATTTGACTTTGATTATTAGCATTAAATTGTGCCTCTGAAAAAGCAGGAGAACTCATTAACCCTCCATCAGCAAACTTAACACCACCTCCTGCTTGATTCATAGATGATAATTGATTTTTAAACATTGCTGTACTTCTTTTATTTATAACAGCTTCTCCACCTTCTAATTCGTTTACCCTACCACCTACTGCAAACTTAACTCCCCCCTGTGCATGACTTGCTCCATGAACCATTCCTCCATTGGCGAATTTATTCTCACCATCAATAACTCCGCCATGCTCAAATTTCATCCGCATAACCTTCGCAACCATAGCGGCCATAGCTACCATAGCAACTATACCGAAAGGCCCCAAACCCTTAGCCGAATCTAAAATAGCACTTATTGCTTTTGGTATAAGCCCAAGAGTTGTGGCTATTGTATTTGCTATTGTTGAGCCTGTAGCTATATTTTCTGATGCAGCCTTTTTCGTATTAGCTAAAGTTTCTAGGTTTGTAGTTAGAGATGTTATAGCGGATATTATATTTGCAGCTTGAGATATTTTATTGCCTAGTTCTTTTATATGATTAAGTTTTTCATTATCTCCTGCCAAGTTTGTCAACGCACTACCAACCCCACTCATAGCTCCTATCTGCTCCTGAAGTTCAGCCATATTCTGTTCGTGTAACTGCCTGTTGCTTTGTGCTATCTTCTCGTTATTACCTGTTAATACCATTCTATAAATATCGTGAAGATTACCTTTAGTAGTAAGAAAGTTTATCTCTTGCTGAATTAATGCAGTTTGCCCTTGTTCTGTCAAACTCCCATTAACAGTAAATTCTTCTTTTATCTCATTTTTTCTAAATATATTCTTTTTATTTAGATTACTCATTTCTATTTTAAAAGCATTGGCTTGTAGCTTCAGCTTAAGGTCTAACTCTTTTTGCTCAAATGCAGTCATCTTATCTACATTAGCTTTCTTGTCTTTTTCCTTGCCTTTAAGAGTTTCTAGGTAGGCTGACTTTTCTTTTTTTATCATATCAAGCTGAACCTGTAATACTCTTGTAGCATACTGTTCGTCACTTAGTCCTAACTTGAGCCTTTCATCTTTTACTTTATTTATTGCTATTGCAGTTTCAGTTGACCAATTCTTAATTGTTGTGATATTATCATCTGTAACTTTCTTTGATTTTATTCCTGCCAAAATCAATGCTCCTATTCCCCCTTCCCCTGCTAATTTATCAAATGCTGCTGTTACAATCTCTATCTCTTTATCTGAATCTGTAAGACCTTTTACCATTTGGTCAATGTTATCAAAACCACCCTCCTTCATTATTTTGTTAAAAATATCAAAAGAAGCTTCCCCTGTCGCTCTCTGTTCTGCTGACATGTTTTTAGCACTTTTCCTTGCGTATTCATAAAACCTTTTAAATCTCTCTACATTGTCTAAGCTCCCCCAATCAAAAGAAGCTGCAATTTTTTGTCTAGTAATCTCTGCATTAGCAGCAATTTCAGTAACCTTCTCCATTTGCTTCTCAAATCCTTTTATTAAAGCTTGATTCATTAATGATTTAGTTAGATTTTCAATAGCCAAAGCCACATCCTCAATAGATGTTTTTTCAGTAATTAAAGATTCATCATTCTTTTTTAGCTCTCTACTTAAACTTCTTGTTAAGATAGCTGCCTGACCCTTATACTTATTGTAGGTTTTTTGATTAACAAGACCACCCTTTATAGCCACCCCCTCTTTATCTAAAGAAATCAGGCCATCATCTATCATTTTATTCATCAACCCCCTAACTCTTATTAATTCTTCTGAGCTTGTTTTAATCTTTTCTATTGGCTGTATAGAATCGTGAAAAGAATCTGTAATCAAATCAGTTTTAGAAGCAACCAATTCTGCAGCTTCTTCAGTTTTCATTAGCAAAGGAACTAACTCTGTAAGGCCTATTATTAAAAGACCTATTCCTGTACTACCCATAAGTGCATTAATAGACCTTTTTGCAACCATAGTTGCTACAGATAGCGTTGTCATTCCACTTGCAGCCTTTATAGCTAAAAACCTTTGCATTACTAAAGCTTTATTGTAGGCAAAGGTAAGACCTGTAACTGCTATGATTGTAAGCTTATATATACCAAACCATTTAGCTAGAGTTGTAATTCCTTTTATTATAGTTACTATTGTTTTACTATTTTTAGCAATAACATTAAAGAATGATGCTATATTTTCTATAGCACCTTGAAGTCCTTCTGAAAATCCTTTCATAACAGATATAGACACACCCTGTACTGCTGAGGTAAATTTCAAAAATGAACCCTGCAAAGTATCTCCAACAATACCTGCCATTCTTTTTCCTTCTCCGTTAGCTTCTTTCAATGAATCTCTTAATGCTAAAGTTCCATCTGCAGTAGTAAGCATTTGCTCAAAAGCTGCTGCTTGTCTTAAATCTACAACCTCTAAAATATCAGCCATATCCCCACCATCTGCTATAAACCCTTTCATAGCAGGAACTAACTCATCTAAACTATGTATAGTTTTTCCAAAGTTCATTGATAAATCTGATGTAGGGTCTTGCATTTTAAGCAATATATTTCTTAAAGATGTACCTGCAATAGATGCTTCAATACCTGAATCAGTAAGCTTTGACATCATAGCTGCAGTATCTTCAATAGAGAATCCTGCCGACTTTGCAATAGGTGCAACCTTAGTCATAGATGTACTCCACTTTTCAATATCCATAGCAGAACTTGCAAAGGAAACAGCCATAACATCTACCACTCTTTCAGTTTCACTAGCATCTAATCCAAAACCTCTTACTGCTGCCCCTGCTACCTGTGCTGCCCTAGCCAAATCAGTACCTGTAGCTGTAGCTAAATCTAGTGTTGCTTTCTGTGCATCCATTATTTCAGATGCAGTAAAACCTAATTTAGAAAATGCTAGTTGTAATTCTCCTACCTGTGTTGCAGTAAAGAATGTTGTTCTACCTAACTCCTCTGCAGAATCTGTTAATTGTTTAAACTCCGAATCAGTAGCACCTGAAACGGCATTAACTTTAGCCATTACAAATTCAAACTCTGAAAATGTAGTTACTACAGAACTTATAGCTCTACTTAAAAATCTGAAAGCTCCAACCACCACAGCTATAGCAGCGGCAGCCTTAACGAAAGATTTTGATAGGGAGTTGCTAGATTTTGTAGATGCCTTTGTAGCTTTAGTCGTTCCGTTAAGATTTTTATTTAAATCTCTTAATGATTTAGATTTATTCTTAACGACTTTAGCAGAATCACTATATGCTTTAGCTGATTTTCTGGTTTGTTTTTCTCCATCAGCAACCTTTTTTTCATAATCTCTCTGCTCCTTCCTTAAGCCTTGTAATTCTTTTTTTAAATCAGCAACCTTTTTAATGTTTTTTATCTGAATATCTATTGCTACCTTACTGTTTAATGCCATGTCTTTATTATCCTATTGTTAATTTAATTTCTGCCTTAATCAATTCTTTATTTATAATACCCTCAACCTCTTTAGTTATTGCATTTCCTATCCTTGAACTCATTTTTCCCTTAGCTATCTT